CATGATCTCGAAGAACATCGAGGACGTCATCGAGGACCGCCCCGGCTTCGAGCACGTGAAGTTCTTCCGCCCTGAGAAGTGGGAGGAGGCCGTCACCGTGGACGCGGCCGACGGGACCCGCATCGGCTTCACGCACGGCCATCTGGCAGGCTCGCAGTCGAAGGTGCCGGGATGGTTCAGGGACCTCGCGTTCGGCCGCAGGAGTGGCCTCTACGACGCCAGAATCCTGGTTCACGGGCACTGGCACAACTTCGCCGTGAGTCAGGCCGGCGACGCCCGCTGGATCATCTCCTGCCCGTCGGCGGACCGCGGCTCTGACTGGTGGACGAACATCTCCGGCGACTCCACCAAGCCGGCCATCCTCACCTTCGAGGCCCAGGACGGCAACGCCTCGTCCTGGGAGCTCTACTCCTAACCACCACCACCACCGGCGAGGAATCATGAGAGTTCTATCACTTTGCTCCGGCTACGGGGGGCTGGAGCTCGCCCTGGCGCGGGCTCTGCCTGCCCAGACCCTCAAAATGGTCGCCGTCTGTGACAACTACGGCCCGGCCAGGACTGTCCTGGCCGCCCACTGGCCCGGGGTCGAGCAGTTCAAGGACGTCCACGACCCCGCCTTGAACTCCGCGCAGGCCGACGTCGTCACGTTCGGGTTCCCGTGCCAGGACCTGTCGAGGGCTGGTCACGGCGCTGGGCTGCGAGGAAGTCGCAGCGGCCTGTTCTTCCGGTGCGTCGAGGTCGGCCACCTCAGCGGGGCGTCGGTCCTCCTCATTGAGAACGTTCCCCAGGCCCTGAAGTACCGGGGGGCCATTGACGCCGAGCTCGGTCGCTACGGCTTCACCGTCGGGTGGGGCCGGGCGGAGGCGTGGGAGGTGGGGGCCAATCACCGCCGTGCCCGGGTGTTCCTGACCGCCGTTCGGGGCGATGGGGAGAGCCTCCTGGCCGGGGCCGTGCGGCCCAAGACGGCACTGAGCCGCCCCGAGGGACTTCTCCCGACCCCAACTGTCGTGGACATGGGTTGGGGCCGTACGCCCGAGTCCTGGGAGGACTGGAGAGCCGCGCAGCGTGCCAAGCATGGAAACGGGAACGGGCATGGGCAGTCCCTGTACCAGGCTCTGGGCTGCCCTGACCCTGAGGAGGCTACTCGAGAGATGGAGCGGATGATGCTTCTCCCAGAGGGGTGGGTCACCGGTCACGGGCTGCGGGTGTCCGCCGAGCGGCGCCTCCTCGGGAACGGAGTCGTTCCGTCCCAATGTGCTCTCGGAATCTGGAGAGCGCTGAATGCCCCGATCTAGGGATTGCAAGGCCCCGCTGTACCGGTCCGGTTACAGCGGGGCCTTGTAGTTTCAGGCCCGGATAGCAGCCAAGGCTTCCGGCGTGCCCACAGCCCAGCCGACGATGGTCACGCCAGCAGCCTTGGCGGCCGACTTTGCGGTCTCCTGCTCGTCCTTCGACGTCACGAGCACCCACACGCCGTCAGGGAAGACCGTCTTCGCGGCACCCCATACCCCAGCACCAGCCTTAGCGGCCGACAGGACGCCCTTCTGGGCATCCTTGATCGGGTCAGTCAGGTGCCAGTCCGCGGTGGCGTCAGTGGCGTCGCAGACGCGCGTGATAGTCGGGTACTGGGCCTTCATGATGCCGCGCAGCTTCGTCTGACCGCGCCCGTGAATCTCCTGGTACGTCTTCCCGGCGCGGGAGGCCAGGACGGCGAAGGCCTTCCCGTCCGAGGACCTGTAGTACTCGGCCCCAGAGTCAGCGAGCCCGTTCCTAACGTTCGGGAGAACCTCGATGCCCGCATTCTCAAACATGTTGAGAGACTCGACCATGCCCCCGATGTCCAGGCCCAAGTTACGGGCGCCCTGGATGGACACGTTGGAGAACTCGCGCTTGACGTTGTCGTTGCCGGTGAAGGAGTCGGGGATACCGACGGCGAGGTCTGCGGTGTCAGCGGCACCGCGGAGCGGGAGCGCCACCTGCTCGGGCTTCAGCGCGGCGACAGCTCTGAGGTCAGCGGCCGAGTAGGCAACGCGGTTCGGGTTGCCCCAGCCTCCGGAGAGCCACACCATGATTGGGAGTCCATCGCCCTGGGCCGGCGGCGGGGTTGGCGGCACTGCAGGCGAGACCGGAACCACCGGCCCCTGAGCCTTAGCCCACGACGCCAGGGACGCCACCGCGTCGCCGATACGCTTCGCTGCGGCGGCCCCAAAGGCTGCGGCCCCCATCTTCGTGGGGTGAGTCTCATCCGACAGGAGGAGGGTGTCACGAGTCCCGTCGCCCTTCGGAGCCCCCGCGTGGCCGGTACCGGACAGAACGTCCGACACCTGGATGACGGGGGCGCCGGCCGAGAGCGGAGTCTCGCCGGTGGCCGGTACCCAAGCGCGGGTCACGCGGTAGGCGACGCCGTTGTAGATCACCACGTCGCCTGTAGCGCACACCCGACCATCGCGCCACGGCACGGCCTGACGGTCGACGACACCCAACCAGTCCACGAAGGCGATGCCGGCTGCGAGCCCGCCGCTGGCCTCCACGCCGGCCTTCGTCGCCGAGACGTTGACGTTGGCGGAGCGGGACTGGAGGCGGGCAACCGAGGACGGCTGGGGCCCAAGCACCACAATCGGCACCTGCGGAAGCTTGGCGCGCACCTTAGAGATGAAGGACTTCACGGCCTCCGTGATCGCCGAGCCGGTGGCGTCGCCATTGTCGATCACCTTGTCCGCGTTCAGGGACCCGATGGTCACGATCAGATTAGGGGCTGCGGCGCAGACGGCGTTGACACGGGAGTCCACCTCGAAACCGTCACGGCCGCTGGCCGAGTAGCCGAAGCCTGAGCCGTCGACCGCGCTAAACGCCGGGACGCACCCCAGCGCCCGTGAAACGACGGACGGCAGGTTGAAGCCCTGCCCCATCGTCGACTCAGTGGACCAGGAGTCTCCGAAGAACCCGACCGTAGGGACTCCCTGGCCGGCACGAAGAGGAAGGGCTGCGAGCGGGTTCTCCGCAGGTGACGGAGACGGTGCGGGAGCGGGAGAACCGCCCCCGGCCTGGGACAGCTCCGCCTTCGTCGCGTAGGTGGAGGCCACCTCGGACTTGGTGGGGTAGGTCGCCTGCGCATCCGCCTTGGTGACGTAGGTGCTGGACGCGTCCGAGCGCGTGAGGTACCCGGACAGGTCCGGAGTCTGCCCGCCCCCGCCCAGCTGAGCCTGAGCGAGCTCCGCCTTGGTGGCGTAGGTAGTGGCGGCGGTGGCCGACGGCAGGGCGGCGTCGGCCGTCGCCTTGACGGCGTCGATACGGCCGCTCAGGACAGCGTCGCCCTGCGTGCTCTCCTCCTTAGAGGCCAGGCCGGATGCCTCGCTCTTCGTCAGGAAGCGCTGGTCAGCTCCCTCTCGGCTGTACCATGTGAGATCGGCCATAGCCGGTTACCTCCAGGTGAGTGATCCATTGCCAAGGTCTATGACCTCGGCCCTATCCATAGCCTCAAGGATACCTGGAGTGTCCGCATCCCGGACACTCCGACCACCTGGACGGACAAGGCCGTCGTCGAGACTTCGCCAGGTAAGGACTCCGCCCCCGAGATCCACAATCTCGGAAGGGTTGGCGGCCTCCAGGACGTCCGGGCTGCTGGTGCGGCGGACCTCGCTACCTTCGGAGGTCAGGATTCCGTCTGTCGGCGGCTGAGGTGCTGGGGGAGTCGGGGGAGTTGGGGGTGAGGGGACGTCCGTAAGGAGATCGGCCAGCGTGAGAGTCTGGCCGGCGGAGATTGTTGCCCGCCGGCGGATGTGGGCCCCGGAGTCTCCGGGGATATTGAGATCTATCTCATAGTCTCCTGGTAGGACGGCCGCCGACCTACCTGCCTGACCGACCAGATATCCGTCAGGGTCGATCCGGAAGGAGGCCTGACCCGCGAGGACGGCCCCGGCCGGAGGGCCGGCGGTAGGGGTGGCCGGGCGAAAGGTCACCCGGCCCATGCGTCCTAATCCGTCCGGCCCTACGACGCGTCCGGTGACTGTGGCGGTGGGGGAGGTCATCTGGGCTCCTGACGTAACGGTTTAGTCTCAGTCTTTACTCTATCAATCCGATCATGTAATGACTGGACCTCCATGTAGAGGTGGGACCGATCGGTGCGGGCATCATTGCGGACGCCCTCGATCTGCACCTCCAGGCGGGCCATGCGGGCGTCGTGCTGCCGGTCCGACTCACGAAGGTCGTCGACCGACGCGGTCAGGCGGGCCAGCCCGTCCAGGACCTGGCCGAACTTGGAGTCGAGGTCATCCCGCAGGTTCGAGTCGTGGTTGTTGTGGACGCCCTCCGAGGCCGACTCGGCCGCGTCGGCCGCCCTCACGATGTGAGCGTTCAGTCGAGTCATCCTCTCCTCCAGGCGCTGCTGCTGCTTGTTGATCGTGACCCTGAGCCAGGTGATGAGTGCGGCCAGCAGGGCGGTCCCCGCCGTGATGACCTCCGGCGAGGAGAGCACTGCGAGGATCGGCGAGGACTGCCCTGCTGCATCCATGGGACTGCCTCAGCCGGCCAGGCCGGAGGCGTGGCGCGGGGTGTAGGTCTCCTCGGCGGCCGAGGCCACGGCGCGGTCGGTCTCCTCGGGCAGGGAGAACGACTTCAAGATCGAGACGAGAGTGGCGGCCCCGGCGATTCCGAGAGCGCCCTTCCAGTCCAGCCCGAAGAGCGAGGAACCGACGCCGAAAGCGCCGACCAGGGACTGAGCGAAGGTGGAGATGGCTCGCTCGGCGAGACCCTCCCAGAACGTTGCAGAGGCGTACTTCATATGTGCTCCTTCCATAGGTAAGGGCAGGGACCCAGCTGAGTCCCCGCCCTTAGTGTAGCCCTATGAGTCTGTGAGGCTTCAATAGGTTACGCCGATGTCACGACCTCACCACAGCCGGAAGCTGTTGGCCTTGGAGGCGTTCAGCGCCATCTGGAGCGCCGAGACCGTAGCCTCGCCGAAGTCTCCGTCGACCCAGTCACCGAAGGACCAGCCCGACGGCACGCCCGGCTTGTTCCAGGCGAGCACGAGGTACTGGAAGACCTTCACCATGTCTGAGTCCCACCCACGGTCCTCGGGGAGCCGGTACATGCCGGTCAGCTGCTGGATCGAGGACGCCGGCACGGCCTTGTTGAGGAACCGGCGCAGGTTGGCGACGGCGTAGACCTCCTCGTAACCAACTGCCCCCATGACCGACTTCAGCCGGCCGACGGTGGCAGCCCCGTACTCCCCGTCCACGGCGAGCTGAGCCTCTCCGGAGGCGGCCGCGGAGACGGTGGCCGACGCCCCGCCCCCGATCATCCGATCCCACGCAGCGCGGTCGCGCAGCCTGTTCAGGTCCAGCGTGCCGCTGTAGCCGGGTAACCGGCCGTCCTCGGTGTACTGGTGGATGATTGGGGAGCCCCAGTAGGAGACGTTCGGCACGGCCGGGTCAGAGTAGGACTGCCCGTAGTCCGAGTAGTCTGGCCCGCCCGCGTACCAGAGCGGGTACTCGCGGGCCACGCTGGACCAGTCGTAGCCGTTCAGGGCGGAGCCGTTCATGTAGATACCCGGCGTAGAACCCGTCAGGGACCGCACCGTGTCCAGGAAGGTCTTCGCCCAGCCCGGCCCCTGAGGCACCGCGTTCGCCTCCCAGTCGAGCCAGAGCGTCGCCTTGCCTCGGAACGAGCCGACAGCGGACACGAAGTAGCGGGCCTGGGCCGCCGCGTCACCGGGGCGCGCGAAGTGGTAGAAGCCGAGCCGCTTCGAGGCTTCGAGAGTGGCGTTGGCCTGCGAGACCATGTACGGGTTGATGTAGTCATCATTCTCGGTGGCCTTGACGATCACGAAGTCGGCCCACAGGGCGGCCACGTTCAGGCCCGCCTGGTGGCTAGAGATGTCGATGCCGTGCGCGTGCGCCGGGGCGCTCGGGGCGGACGTAGACGCTGGTGCGGGCTTGGCCTGGGCCTTGCCTCCAGTGAACTCGGGCCACTGCGACAGGAACTTCCCCTCGTCGAAGCGGTGGCAGCTGGTCCACGCCCCAGCCTGGGTGTGGGGGTGGCTGGAGTAGCGGACCGTGCGGGTCTCACCTCCGGACTGGTCGCCGAGGTAGCCGTCGATACTCCCATCCTCAGCGATCCACGCCTCAGAGACGAGAGGGTCACTGCCGTCCTCGACGGCGATGACCACGTGCCCCCTGCCGCCCTCATTTGCGGCGGAGAGGATCACGTCACCGACGCGGAACCCCCCGGCCGGAGTGAGGTCTGAGTCATTCCACGAGACCTCGTTGAAGCCGCGAGCCTCCAGGCCGGGACGCATATTGCCCGTCCAGTGGTCATTGATCTCGGGCAGGGCGGGGTGGCCCCAGGCCGCCCCGTAGGTGTCGTGGATGCCGTAGCAGATCGCCCCACACACGAGGCTGGAGCAGTCGGCGTTCTGGGGCGAGGACACGTGCCCCTGCCAGTCGGCGTTGGCGTACCAGGTGCGGCGGTCGGGCTGGCTGTAGCCGACGTCCTCCTGGTCGCAGATTCGGCGGGCGATGCGTGCCGCCACAGACTGAACTGTCACTTGCTCTCCTTAGGGGCTGCACGGAATGCCTCGAGGCGGGCCTCGAGGTCGGAAACTCGGGCCTCGGCGATGACGGCGCGCTGCGTAAGGCGCGCCACCTCGGCCGTGAGGCCGCCAATGACGGCCATGGCGTCTACCTGCTCTCCCGCCTGCGCGGCGGATGAGGTGTCGTTCATTTGCTGTATCCTTCCGGTTTCGTGGCGGGCCCGTACAGGCCGCCGCCCATGGACATGTCGTCAGGCAGGGAGCCCTCACCGCCCTGACTGCTTCCGCCCCCGGGAGACGGCGGAGGGAGGTGCCAGACGGACTCCCGAGCATAGTCTCGCATGATGGGCTCCCCGTTCTCGGCGACCTCATGGTCAATCATGCGGGCCCCCTTGACCAGCACGGCCACCGTCGTGCCGGGAGCGCCCATGACATCGACGCGCCATTCCTCAGGGTTGGAGCGATCCAGCACGGCCCGGGCACCGTCACTGGCGAAGACGACCCATGGGGCCTTTGCAGATGCGATCAGGGGAACGTAGTCCGGCAGGTCCCAGCGAGCGCGGCCCTCGGAGTTGAGGGTCAGGTTCTCCCAGTACTCGATCCCGTCGTATGGGGACTCGGTGCTGGCGTGCATCAGCCACAGCCCGCCGCGCTTGGCGGACAACCTAGGCACCCTCATGGAGAAGTTCTTGGTCCCGGTGATGTGCACTCCAGTATTGGATATCCACACCTGATTCGTGGGGCCAAACTGCATCGTCGTGGTGTTGCCGTCGGCCCAGAACCTCGGATAGTTCTCACCCATTGGGCGGATGTGAAGCTCCCCGCGGCCAACGTACAGTCTCGCCTGGTTATCGACCTTCGTACCGAATGAGAATCCCCGGTCGTTCATCCACCAATACACCTCAGAGGCTTGCAGATTCAGCCCGAGGTTGTTGAACGAGAATGAGGATCCTGCCCTGCCTCCCCCTCCGCCAGGCGTGTACATCGAGATAGCCGCGGTCCCCACCGTCAGGTTAGGGGACAAGCTCCCTAGTCGCTTCGGGTAGGGGCTTTGAATGCGCAGGGAGGGTTCCCCAGTGGACGCCTTGGATATAGAAATTGTCCCGTCCCACCAGTTATCGTGCAGAGAGTTGAATGATAGGCCACAGCCATACCGGGACCCGTTGAACTCATCCAGGCCGTTCTCGCGCGCGACGATGTTGTTGAACCACACCTCAGACCACGTGTCTCGTCGTCCGAGGCGGCCGTTGATTGTAATCTCCCCCGACTGGGCGTTGACGTCCATCGCCTTCCAGCCGTCTTGAGCGTAGACCTGAATACCTCCGCTGGAAATCTTGATCCCACGGTTACTAGCCCGCTCCGACTGGATCGTGGCGCCGGTGATGACCTGACCGTCGATAGCGCCGCCCTGGATGTTGGAGGCGCTGACGGAGTTGGCGGCCAGCATGCCGGCCTTGATCTGCTCGAACTCGCCCTGACCCGCGGTGATGATCTCCGTCCACACGTGGTGGGCGGTAGCGTTCACGAAGGAGGCGTTGCCGGTGACGGTGAGCTGGTCAGTCGTGATCTCCAGGAATCGTCCGACGTCGGAGGCGATCTTCCGGGCGGTGACCTCGGCGATGCTGGCCGAACCAGCGGTCAGCTTCCCCACGTCGAGGTTGCTGATCTGCTCGCTGGTGACCTTCATCCGCTCCCAGGTAGCGCCGTCCCACCGCCACTCAGCGACGATGTCGAGAGTCTGGGCGTCCTGTACGCGGCAGGTGTCGCCGACGGAGGTCCCCGAGAAAGGAGGCACCGTGTCTGAGGTGCCGCGGATGTAGGACACCTCCCCCATGGAGGTGCGGATACGCCGCACGGCGGACTCCATGGTCGCGGCCGTTAGCTTGGAGACCGTCTTGGAGTAGTCGTCACCGGCCTCCTCCCACTTCCACCCCTTGGGGGAGTAGACGACGGTTGAGCCCGGGGCGTCCCTTGAGTTGGACGGGGCCGATTGGCCGGGGGCGGCGAACGCCGGAACGGTTACGTACTGGCCGCCTCGCGCCCCCGATCCGGCGAGGAACGGATTCGTGGGGCCAGCCATCAGAGAACCTTGATGATGTAGGGCAGGGCGATGTACGGGGAGCGCACGTCGACCGGCTGCGACCCCCCGGTCGAGATGGCGATAGGCGTGCGCCCGCTAGTCGCCGTACCTGTCGAGGTCAGGTAGGTGTACCCGCTACCGGACTCACCCGCCCCGATGTCCTGATTGGCCTTCTTCGCTTGGAAGCGTCTCCCGGAGTCCTCAACCTCACCGATCTGGTGCGTGTGTGCGGGCATCTGGTTGACGCTCAGCGTGACGGAGCCGGAACCGCCCTTGTCTCCGATCCGGTACGAGTTGCCGGTGCCGACGGCGGAGCGGTCCCGGATGTCCGGCAGTCGGAAGTTGCTGGGGGAGGTGGACCCATAGGCAGTGCCAAGGGCTGCGAACAGCTTGGCGTATGCATTGCGCTCCAAGAGACGCCCGTCACAGCGCATCCAGCCCTCCGGGTCGCGCTCGGCGCCGAACATGGCGATGGTCCCAATCGGGATCGCCTTCTCCAGGGCGGAGCGGATGCCTTGGGCGATGTCCTGGACCTGCTTCAGAATCTCGGCCGGCTGGCCGGCGACCTTCGTCTCTAGGTTGGTCACGCCGCGTGTGGCGGCGGAAATGCCGTCCTCGATACGAGTGAGGTCCGCGGCGGTGATCCTGGTCTCGTTGGCTCCGAACCCGTCTCGCCACTGCTTGGTAGCCACGTACTCTTGCATCACTTATCTCCTTCTGCTCGGAGGACGAAGATTCGCCCGTCAGGTGCGATCCACATGCTGGACCCTATTGTCCCACTATCTGGCGGGACGGGACCTGACGAGACTAGGTTGACGGCGACCTGAGTCATCGCGTCGGTCAGGTGCCTCATCTCCTTGAGGGTTCCCTCGCGGGCCGCCTGCTGCAAGGCCGAGCTGCCCTTGAGCTTGTCCTCGACCGACTTGGCGATGGCGTCGGCGTCGATGTTCTGCTTCAAGGTTAGGGTGCTGGCAGCGCCCCACGCCGACCGGTTCCCGGCCCGGTCGTAGGTCCGCAGACGCACCTCGTACTCCCGCATCTCCAGCCCGGCGACGGGGGTCCTCTGCATCGGGTTGGGCATCGTCGCCAGGACGCCTGGAGCCCGGCCGGGCAGCTGGACGCTGATCTCGACCCCGGCGAAGTCGGCCGGCATCCCCTCGCCGCCAGCGCCGCGCAGCGGCCACCATACGTCCAGCACCCCGAGAGTCTGCGACAGGGTGGGCGCCGGCGGGACCGGCGGCGGCGTGGCGTCGGTGGCCATCGTCTCGATGATCTCGGCAGACCACCTGCCCGTAGTCTCCCGCGTAACCGCTCTCACGCTGAAGGCGTACTGCCTGCCCGGGATCAGCTCCGCGACCTCGGCAGTCGTTCCGGTGGACGTACTCATGCGCCCGGCCTTGTAGGGGACCTCACGGATCGAGATGTCGTAGCCGGTGACGTCCACGGCCACGCCGAGGGTATCCGTCGTCACCGCCTGCCACTGGAGAGTGGCGACGGCCTCGGCGTCACCTCGAGCGCCGATGACGGCGGCCGAGGACACTATGAGGCCCTGCGGCGGGACCGGGGCGTACTTGCTCTGAGGAGTCTCCGGACGGGGGTTCTTCCCGTCGGAGTTGACGGCTCCCAGCACGCCCTTCTGGCGCTTGGCCAGGCGCGACAGGACGTCGTCGAGCATGGTCCCGAAGGTCGTGTGCCCCAGGCAGCGCCCGTTCTCAGTCACCGAGATTGAAATCTGAGTGACGCGCATCTTCTCCAGGCCCTTGCCGCGCTCGACCTGAATCCAGTCGCCCAGCCCGTAGTCCTCGAAGGGCAGCCACTGGAGATCGTCTGCCTCCCACTCGCGTTTCACCTCCGCCGCCGGCGTGGCGCCAGTCTTGAGGGTCAGGTCCGCCACGCGACGAGCCGTAGCCTCCAGCTCGACGCCGCCGGCGCTGACGACCTTCTCGGTGCGAGGCATCCCCGCAGGGGCCTCCGGGTTGGGGAAGGTCCACGTACGTCCGCCGTCGCCCTTCACGAGGACGTGGGTGCACAGCTGGGACCAGTCCAGCTTCTCAGGGGCCGAGGACGTCCCGGCGCCCAGGCGCCACACGACGGCACTGTTCTCGCGCTTCAGAGCGGAGTCGGCGTTGTAGACCTGGAGCGTGCGCCCGCGCCACCGGTAGTCGATCATGCCCATGTTCGTGAGCGTGTCGAGGATCGACTTGATGGAGACCGATGGGTCGAAGGCGATGGTTGTCTGGAACGCCCAGCCCTGCCCGGCCGAGTCGGTAGAGGTGCTGACGTCGAGCGTCAGCCCGGCCCCCCAGCCGCGCTTGACGGCGGCGTCCCACACGGTGCGCAGAATCTCTCCGGCGTTGCGGGAGTTGAACTTGTACTTGCCGTCCTTGTCCATGGCCGCGAACGGGACGTTCCACACGAGGGCGCCCTCCAGGCGGTGACCGATGTGGATGAGGTCGGCGCGGCGGTGCTCGGTGCCGTCGTCCACGAGGTTCCACTCCGAGGACAGGTTGACGAAGCGGGCGTTGTACGGCTCGTGCCAGGTCTGGCCGTCGTAGCAGAGCTCGACGGCGATCTCCACGGAGGAGTCCAGCAGACCGCCCCGCACGCCTTGGTCACCGTTTGGGTACGACAGGGTGAGCGACGGGGTGGCCTGCCGCGGGCAGGTGAACGTGCCGGCCAGGGCGTCGGGTAGGACCCCGAGCCGGGCGCCTGCCTGCTCGTAGGCGACGTAGCGCATGGCCATGCCGCGCGCGTACTGAGGATCGCGGGGCATCAGTAGGCCATCCTTCCGCGGAAGCGGCCGGCCGTCCCGGTCAGTGTCATCGAGATTCGCCCGTCAGCGTTGGGAGTGGCCCGGAAGCCTCCCGGGCTCATGGAAATCTCGCCATCGGCCGGGCGGGCCTCAGGCTTGACCTCCCATTCCTGGGACGGGTTCTTCCAGGCCCGGTAGCGGGCGATGTCGACCAGCAGCCGCTCCCCGCCGTTCAGGGTTCCGGTGAAGGTGAACGAGGTACCTGAGACGTTGTCCTTGACGGTGCAGGTCTGCGCGGTCGGCTCCAGGAGGAGCTTCCCGTCTGAGATGGGCATGGTGCATCCGTCGAACTTCGACATGTCGTCCAGGCGGGCCACGAGATCACTGGTACCTCGCCACAGGCCTGAGACGATCTCGTAGGTGATCGTGAACGAGATCGTCTCCGAGTGCGGGTCGAAGATCGGCTCGACGGAGGACGACGGGCGCACCAGCGCCTCCCTCACGGGGGAGCCTTGAGTAGTGTACTGGAGGGTCTGGAGACGGCCGAAGGCGTACAGGCGGCGCAGGAGGTCCTGATAGTTCTGCTCCAGGCGGGCCAGGCCGCCCTTGCAGCGGTTCCCGTTCCGGCCGTCCTCCCAGGAGAACACGGTGAACTTCAAGGCGACGGTGGCGGACTTGAGCACGCTCGGCGCGATGGGGAGCACTCCGAACCGACCCGGGATGCTGACGGAGGCGTTCCAAGGCTCGCCGCGGGTCGACAGAGTCGTCCCCTCGGCGAGCACCCAGCGCCCCATCGGGTCATCGAGGTCGGCCCCGTCCAGTGAGTAGATAGCCATGGGTGGGTGACCCTCCTCAGATGATCGCGGCCAGTCGCAGCCCCTCGGCTACCTCGTCTCGAGTCTTCGAGTCCGGCTTGGCCTGCGGATAGTTGTTGGTGATGTTGATTGTAGCGCCTGATCGGCTTCCCTTATCAAACGATCCGGTGGACTCCGGGGCCGGGTTCGGGCGCCCGGTTGAGGCGCGCGCCGGGAGCGGCTGCACGTTTGCGCTCAGACCGATCGTGGCGGGCTTGGACAGGTCCTCGGTCAGGCCCTGTAGCGAGGAGCGCACGGCCCCGTACTGGCTCTCCAGGCCCTTGATGAGGCCCTGCATGATGAGCTCACCTGCAGGCGTGAGCAGGACCTTGTCGACGGGGGCCGGGCCCTTCCAGGACGGGAGCATGTCGGTCAGCGAGGACAGCTTGTTCTTCACCGAGGAGAACATCGAAGAGATGCCGTCAAGGAGGCCCTTGATGATGCTGACACCGGCGTCCCACAGCCACGATGCAGCACCAGAGAACACGTTCTTGATGCTGGTGGGGATATTGCGGACCGTGTTCAGCATGCTGCTGATCCAGCTGGAGACCGTGCTCACGATCCCACTCCACATGGAAGATGTGATGCTGGTGACGTATGACCAGCCGCTGCTGATGAGGTTGCGGACCCAGTTGATGGCACTAGAGACGGTGGAGGTGATCGAGTTCCACACGTCATTGATGGTGTTCCACACAGAGTGCCAGGCCGTGGAGGCCAGCGACATGATCTGGCTGCCGAAGATGCCGAACTGGCCCTTGATGATGTTCCAGATACCTTCGCCGATGGTCTTGATGCCGTTCCAGGCCCCAGACCAGTCGCCCTTGATGACAGCGAGGACGGTCTCGATGATGCCCTTGATGACCTGGATCGCTCCAGTCACGGTGGACATGATTCCGTTCCACGACGCCATCACCAGGGGCATGAGCCACTGCATGACCTGCCCCACCAGCTGGATCGCGGGGATGAGGGCCGACGCTAGGGTCTGCACCAGTGTGACGATCGGCGGCAGAATCTGCGGCAGATACTCTGAGATGATCGGAGCCAGCTGGGCGATGATCTCCGAGATCACCGGGATCAGGGCTTGGATCACCGGCAGTAGCGCGGCGGACAGCTGCTCGATGATCGGCGTGAGGATCGGGACCAGCTGCTGGAAGACCGGGGCCAGGCCCTCGACCAGCTGGGCGACGAGCGGGGCGATGGCGGCGAGAAGCGAGCCGGCCACGGTAGCGATGGCGCCGAACGCCTGGCCTAGCGCCGGCATGGCCGGGGCCAGGGCCTGCACGGCCGTCAGGACGCCCTGGAAGAACGCCGTCAGCCCGCCCTGGAAGGCGGGGTCCTGGAGGGCGGCGGAGATGCCCTTGAGCCCGGTCTCGATGATCTGCCCGACCAGGGGCAGGATCGTGGAAAGGGTCGGGGCGAGGGAGGTGAACGCCTGACCCAGGGAGCCGACTCCGGCGAAGGCGTGGGAGGCGGCGTCCCCCATCGCGCTGAAGATCGTAGACAGGGTGCCCTGCCACAGCGGCCCGTTGACGGCCTTGTTGGCGCTGTCGAGGGCTGTAGCGATGGAGTCGATGGGCGCCGAGCCGGAGGCCATGGCCTTGAAGACTCCTCCCAGGATGCCTCCCAGGTCGAAGACGATGTCCTTCAGGGTGCCGAATGTCTTGGCCGCGGCCTGGATGGCCTGATCCATCTCTCCCGAGGCGGTTTTGGCCTGCACCCACGCCTGGAAGGAGTAGGCGACCCCGTTGGCCCACGACGCTATCGACGGCAGGTACTTCGCGCCAACCTCGCCCAGGCTGAGCAGGGCGTCGGTGAACGCCCCGGCGCCGTCGCCACCGATGTCCATAGCCTCGGCCAGGTAGCCGAGCGACGCCTGGAATCCGGGAATGTGATCCTGCGCGGCGGACGCGACGGCCGACGTCATGGAGCCCATGGCTGAGGCCACGTCCGAGATGGCCGGCGTCAGGGCCTCCAGGCCGTTGGTAATGAGGGACCGGACCGATCCCTCGGCCTCGCCCCAGAACGACGTCGAGATGGAGTCCTGAAGAGCCTCGAAGGACGGCCCCAGGTCCTCGAGCACCGTGGAGGCGTCGGACATGGCGGCCGCGAAGATGCCGATCCCGGCCGCGGCCGCGCCCAGGATGCCCGGCATGGCGAGCAGGGCTGGCAGCGTGTGGGCGAGGCTGACGCCGAACTGGGCCACGGTCCCGAGACCGGCCCCGGCGATGGAGGTCAGGCCGAGGATCGCGGTCCCGGCCCCGGCCGCCTTGACCGCAAAGGTGTCCAGGTTTGTGAACAGCTCGTTGAGCGAGTTCTTCAGGTTGCCGAAGATGTTCCCGCCGCCGAGGGCCTTGAGCTGCGCAGCCACCTTCGCCAAGGACGCCTTGGCGAGGCGGGCGTGGATGTCTACGAAGTACGGCTTCTTGGTCAGCCGGGCCAGGTCTAAACGGGCCTTGCCGTCGTCCAGGTCGGCGTTGACGGTCGCCTTGCCGTCGAGCTTGTTGAGCTCGTGCTTCAGCTTTTTCTTGGAGGCCTCGGACAGGTGGGCGTGGGCCTCGATGTCTCCGCCCAGCTTCTTCAGCTCCGCCTGAAGCTTCTTTCGGGAGGCGTCGTCCAGCTCTGCGTCAGCCTTGATCTTGGCGTCGAGGCCGGCGATCTGCTCCTTGAGCTTGCGCTGAGCCGCCTTCTCCAGCGAGACGTCCACGCGGACGTCCGACTTGATGTTGGCGATGCGCTCCTTGATCTCGGCGACGTCCTTGCCGTCGATCTCGATCTTGGCATCGATGGCGGCCTCGGTCTTGCGAATCGCCTCGAGGGCCTTCTTCCGGGACTTCTCGTCGAGGTCCACGCGAGCCTTGATCGCGGCCTTCATCTCGTCTAGCTCGCGGCCGATCTTGGCCACGGCGTTGTCGTCCAGGACTGGCCTGACCGGCGTGCGCCACTCGGCCTGGCGGAGCTTCTGCTTGATCTCCTCCAGGTCGCGCTTGGAGATACCGACGTCGGGGGACGCCTTCGTCTGTGCGATGGCCGTCTCGATGCGGCGCA